CAACTGATCGAAGCGATCCAAATAGCTGAGCGGTTGCGTGAGATCGAGAAGACGAATGCGATTCGCAATTACTTTCCTGATTCCGGCCCTCTAAGACGCGAGCTATATCCAAAACAGCTTGAGCACTTCCAAAGCGGTCTCACAAAGCGTGAGCGCCTATTTCTATGTGGGAACCGTGTCGGAAAGAGTTTGGCCGGTGCATATGAAGTAACATGCCATCTCACAGGACTTTACCCTAAATGGTGGACTGGACGTCGATTCAATAATCCGGTACGTGTTTGGGCTGCAGGAGATACGTCCAAGACTGTCAGAGACATTGTTCAGCGCATATTGATGGGAGAGCCTGGCCAGTATGGAACGGGCATGATTCCAAAAGATAAGATCGTTCGCACGCTGGCGCGCACTGGGCTTGGCGATGCTGTAGACGTGGTTCACATAAAGCATGTATCCGGCAATGTATCGCAGCTCACATTCAAGTCCTACGATCAGCGACGGGAAAGCTTTCAGGGAACTGAGCAGGATGTGATATGGCTCGATGAAGAATCTCCGATGGATATCTATGTTGAATGCTTGCTTCGGACGATGACAAATGAAGGCATCATGATACTTACATTCACTCCTTTGCAAGGCCTTTCGAATGTTGTACTTAGCTTCCTTTCTGAAGGATCGATAGAGCATCCGATTGAGTCTAACTCTAAAGGTGTGGTGACTGCAAGTTGGGATGATGTTCCCCATTTGTCCGAAGAAGCAAAAGAACAAATGTTGCTCTCCATGCCACCGTATCAACGCGATGCACGCTCTAAGGGAATACCGCAGCTAGGTTCAGGTGCAATCTACCCGATACCTGAGTCAGAGATCGTAGTCGATGACTTTGTGCTACCGAAGTGGTGGCCTCGCGCTTATGGCTTAGATGTTGGCTGGAACTTCACTGCTGCGGTGTTCGTGTGCAAAAACCCAGACACTGGAGTCATGTATGTCTACAACACTTATAAGGTCGGAGGAGAGCGAGCGTCGGTTCATGCTGCAAACATTCGCGGAGTTGACGGAAGAATACCCGGAGCCATCGACCCTGCGTCTCGAGGACGCGGACAGACAGACGGTCAGCAACTATTTCAGATGTACCGCGATCTGGGCCTGGATATCGCGCCTGCAGACAATGCCGTTGAGTCAGGCATTGAAGCCGTACGACAACTGCTGATCTCTGGACGGCTCAAGCTTATGAAGATTGCATCTGCCGCGATCTTGGCGGAGTACAGGACTTATAGACGCGATGAATCAGGGAAGGTGGTCAAAGAGAACGATCACAACCTGGATGCGCTGCGCTATTGGGCAATGATGTTCACGGTCGGTGGTAAGGCTATGCGTCCAGCCGAGGAAGCGCCACTCTCGCGCGAGGAAGCAGCGATGTGGGGAGCAGCCGAACAAGGTAAGCAGAGGGGTCATCCTATGACTACAGCTCAATGAGAGTGTGCCAGCGGTGCAGGAAGGAAGATTACCGCATGATCCAGCGCAACGAAAGCTGCTCGTGCGGTGCCGGCCAATGGGTTGGCGATGATGAGCACAAGGAAGACTGCTATATGGTTGGCCACCAGGTATTTACCTGGCCTTATCCCGAGCCAATTCATCCCCGTGAGCTGATCAAGGACGAGAACTCGCAGCAGTTTGGCTATCGCATGCCGGCTAAGTGGAAGGATTGGGGATTGGTGCAGCGCGGTGCTCGCTTCCTCCGAACGAAGATGCTATGCCGTAGCTGCGTGCTTGAGGAGATGGCCGTTGCTGGTCGTGTCGCTGCTCTTCAGAAGGCGAAGAAGTCCTATGGCAACCGAGGCGCAACACAGGATTCATGGTCGCAACAGATCTGCTCGCAGGACTCATTCTAGAATTGTCTATCACTTACCGGTCAGACGTTGTAATCTGTAGGTGATATGAGCCTATCCTTCTATTCCGTTGCAGTCCCGGTTACGCGGTCGAAGCTGACCACGTTGATTGCCGCGCAGTTGCCTACCGTGTCGATGGGAAATGTAACGACACCAGCAGGTTACACGCCACGCGGCAGGCAGATCACGATTCAGTCCAATCCTGGAAACACAGCAGCAGCCTTCATCTATATTGGCAACTTCCAGATGGTACCGGCCACTCCGATCGGCGTCGGTGCTGCTCTCGCGCCGGGCGCATCGTGGAACTATGGCAATGGTTCAGGGATTGCCGACGCACTCAGTGACATCTATGTGCAGGCATCCGGCGGTGCGGGCGCTGACACTATCTATGTTTCGGTGACTGACTGATGTCCGCGCCTGTTCCAGTATGTTTGCAGACAGGCGAGAAGACATCTTTTGGTGCTCTATTCAAGGGCGAGGCCGAGCGTTCGGCTTTCCATGCGAAGGTGGAGCAGGACATCAAAGACATTGAATCTGAGGGATTTGTTCGTGACGAGCAAGTCCCTAATATGTTTGCGAAAGACAACGTAGCAATCACATTGGAGGGATGGCGTCATGCGGGAAAAGATAAGACGTTGGCTTGGCATAGCGCCGTCGTTGCCAGTCTCAAGCCCCGAGGATAAGGTCTTTGCTCTGCTGAAGGATACGATCGCAGAGAATCGTAAGACCACAAAGCTATTGGCAGAAGCGCTCGAGCGTGAGCAGAACACTCTGGATCGCATCGTCGGCGCTCGCTATGATCGTCAACCACGCATGGATTCTCCCACAAAACAAAATCAACCGGGCTTATTCGATCAGGAAGCTCGTTCAGGTAACCCTGATTCCTATGATGACGCCCCATTCGTTCAATCAATCGGAGAAAACATCCAATGATTCGTAAACTACTGATTCTATTTGCACTATCTTCTCCAGTTCTAGCACAAACGACGACGTGGACGGGAATCATCAAAGATGTGCAGGGCAATGTGGTGACCAGCGGTAAGGTCAACTTCACACTCACGCAGTCTGTAGATGCGACTATTCCCGGGCAATCGCGCTTCGTCCCTAGTCTTGTGAGCTGCACAATCAATGGCGATGGGACTATGGGAATCGGCACGGGCGCTTGCGTTACGACCATGAACACAGCGATCTCCCCAACGGGAACAAGCTATAAAGTCTGCATCCAACCATACTTTGCGCAGCCTGGCTCATGCTTCTTTGGCTATGCGGTGACGGCGACGCAGGACATCAGTACGCAAGTGCCAACCCCGTCGACTGGCCCATTCAACTACAACCCACTTGCGCAAGGGTTACCAGGTGCTACCGGACCAACCGGACCGCAGGGGCCGCCCGGGACGCCGACTAGCGGACTCAACCTTACGCCGAGTGCAACGCAGACAGTTGTTCCCACGAATGGGGCAGCTACCAATATCGGTAGATTGCAGATGACAAGCAACTTCTCCTATGCCGGCAGCATCGTCTATCGTGCATGGGGCGACTCCATGACCTTTGGATTCGGCATCCCTACGCCGGCGACGCAGGCATATCCGGTTCTGGTTGCAGGCAACAATGGTTGGCCGACATTTGAGAATCACGGTGTCAGCGGCGATATGTGTCCTGATGCAGCTACGCGTCTGATCAATACCTATACCGTGGCACCGGGACAGATAAACTCGCTGATGATCGGGTTCAATGACAACTACTTCTTCGGAGCATCGCTCGATTACCGGCTTGATTATTACCGGCATTGCCAGGAAGCGCTCATAGCGTGGATGGGTACATTGCCGGAGCGCAAGATCCTATCCTCCAGCGCGGCAGTGACGTATACCGGTAGTTGGACACCCAACATTCCCTCGCAATATGGCGGGTTGCTCTATCAGACGACATCGGTCGGCGGAACTGCAACCTTTACGACCCAGCCAGCGACCACTGTAGACGTGGTTACGCTGCACCAGAATACGAACACATCCGATTACACGATCACGATCGATGGAGTTCCGCAGTTCGAGCCGCGCTCAGGAACGATCTATTTCAGCACGTCCATCGACATCACCACGAACAACGGGATTTCGTTCGCTCCTTATCTTCACCATTTCTCTGGGCTTCCGAACACTCCCCATACGGTGGTGCTTACCTCAGCGCACATCGTTGGAACCAATCCTAACTACTTCCTCTGGGCTCAAAGCACCTCGCCTGGGCAGAATGGCACGAATGCTCCCACGGTTTATCTGGGAACTGTACCGCGTAGCACGGCGGCAGCCTATGCAGCCTCGCCGGTGCACATAACTCCCACGGATGTCAGCAGCTTCAACAATGCGCAGTATCTGAATATGCAGGAGATGGGCGCATCTGGCGTCAATGTGACTATGGTTGACATCTCGAACACGGCTTGCTTCGACCCGAATGTGTCGGCGAACGTCCAAAGCGATGGAATCCATCCTACAGCACTTGGCTATACCTTCATCGCGGCTTGCTGGGAGAAGGAGATGTCGAATACGGTGGTCTCGCGTAACTGGCAACCCTATTACAGCTCTGAACGAAGCTATAAAGGCGGGCTCTATGCTGGGGATCCACCATTCGATGCAACCGGCAATCCGCTACAGCGTGGCCAGCTCGGATCGTCGACCTTCAACACGACAGGATCGATCAACACTGGCCGCCTGAGCATGGGATCGGATGGCTTCGGTACATTCCAGCGGCTCCCGAACGACTCAACTACTCTCGGAACGGTATGGGCGCTCCTCAATCCAGCATCAGGCTTCGACGGCATCGCATTTGGGCAGTATGCGACTGGTTTCCCTTACCTATTCATGGACACGAGCGTAGCAGGCGTGCAGACATACAACTTCGGTCTGTTCGGGAAGTCGCGCACTGGAATCCATGCGAAACAGGCAGTCTTTGACACCAGCGTTGTCGCTGCATCGGTTGTGGGTACTGCGGGCATCGGACCGGCGGCTACTGTACTATGGACTTCTGGCTCTGGAGCGCCGTCAGGAGCTTGCGTCAATGGTTCGATGTATACGTCGACCACAGGTACAACAGTCAACATTCTCTGGGCTTGCGGCAGCACGGCTTGGCAGTTAGTCAAATAGGTGGGCCATGAAATACTTTGCTTCTCTCCTCGTTCTGATGTCGAGTTCGCTGATTGCCCAGATATCGCCCCCATACCCGAGTGGTGGGGGCGGTGGAGGAGTTACGACCTTCAATGCCAGAACTGGAGATGTGCTTCCAGCGACGAATGACTACAGTTTCGCCCAACTTAGTGGGCAGGTTTCCGTGTCTCAGCAACCGGCAACAACGGTGCAAGCGGTTGGCACGCGAACTGCGAATACTATTCTCAAGTGGGTGACCAGTAATACGGCTGCTAATTCGTCATTGGTTGATGACGGGTCTTCTATAACGACTGGAGAAAATATAACAGCCCCCAATTTTATAGGAACGCTGAATGGTAACTCTGCATCTTCTTCTTTCGCAACGAACATATTGGGCGGAGCGCTTGGATCTATCCCATATCAAAGCGCAGCGAATACCACACTCTTCGTCGCCGGACAGACGGTTGCGGGAACCTATCTACTGTGCGAACAGCCAACCGGCTCTTTGATAGCGCCGATCCTATGCAACTTAGCGACATTGATGGCCTCACCTGGTCCGATAGGATCAACCACGCGCTCAACTGTCCAGGCTACGACAGTCAATGCCACTTCGACGAATGTAGGATCGAACATTATGGCAGGTGAGGGGGTCGTAACTTTCTCGGCCACTCCCGCATTTACTTCAGGAACGACCCAATCGCAGATCATGACCCTAACGGCTAATGTAACTTCCTTTACTATGGCGGCTGGAGTTGCTGGGCGAGGATTCACGCTTACACTTTGTCAGAATGCAACTGGAGGTTTTACGGCAGTAGGGGCCCCAGCCAATCTTAGAGGCTTCGGAACTATAGGAACCACGCCAAGTACATGCTCCTCGCAGCATTTTGTCTATAGTGGGAACCAGACAGCATGGCTTGCCGATTCAGCGATGGTCATAAATATGTAGCACGAGGTATCACATGAAACGCTTTGGAGTTGCACTCGCTTTGGTCATCGCTTCTCTAGTTCTTTGCTTCTCCTTACGCAATCATGGAGTCTCGGCACAGACAATTTCTCCGATCGGTTCACCGGCACCGGCGCTACACGGCAATGGCCCACCGCCTGCTGCAGTCAATCAGATCTGCAATTCATCGCTGATAAATGTTCTCTATTATCAGAATGATGGTGGCCTAGGGATGAAGTTTTGGTTCTGCGATGGTACGGCTTGGACGCAGAACAATGGAGCGATCACTCTATCTGGAACATCTGCCGTGATTACATGGGGGCTCATTGGAGCTGGGGCTTGCTCACAGCAGACGATAGCTATATCAGGAGCTACGGTTGGTCAGGCAGCTTACGCGGCAGCTATAGGTGACGCTGGTGATGGCAATGCAAGGATTCGTGCATGGGTTTCTGCGGCCAATACGGTCACGCTCCGAGCTTGCAACTATGGGCTCACATCTTTAGGCTTGAACGCGGTAGCATGGAAAGTGATTATTCCTTCGGTCTAAGGTGATTACAATGAAGCAGTACATTTTCGTTGGGCTAGGCATCATCGCGATCGTCATCCTTATGGCGGCAGGCGGACAGATATCTCCTCCTTATAACGGAGGAAGCGGAGGTGCTGTTGCATCCGTGTTCGGGCGTACCGGAGTGATCACTGCAGTTGTCGGTGACTATTCTGCCTTCTTCCCGATCAGCGTTTATTGCGGCCTTACGACCACATGCGCAAATACTGCATCCTCCGGCGCTAAGGTCGTGCGCGGCGCAGCTCCGGCCCTTCCAGGGAGTGGAGCGAATCAGGTAACAATAACACTTTCGGCGGCATCCGCCTTCTCCGACACAACTTATGAATGCGCCCTAACCTCACATGCGAATGCTCCTATCGCATCAACAATATTCACTCTCAACAAGCAAAACGGGACGCAATTCATCATTGCTGGATTCCCAATAACGTCAACTGACATTGTGGGTTACGTTTGCACCGGAAACTAATGTCCGATTCGAGACATCTAACGTTTACAATGAACCTTGTGTACGTGGAGTCAATTTGTTTCAATAGGGGCCATTGCCTTGGCATATTCAGAGAGTCCAAACGTCGCGCTCTTACTCTCACGCATTACTGAAGTCGAAAATAAGCATTCTAGCCTAAAGAATGCCTTCGAAAATCACGAGAAGTGGTCTTCAGAGAGAATCAAGAAACACGACAAAGACCTCTATGAGGGTAACGGTTTGCCATCTATAACGAATCGCTTGTCATCGGTGGAGATGATCGCGGGAATGGCCAAGTTTGTGGCCGCAACAGCATGTGTTAATACGATTATGCTGGTCGTCTTCCTTATCAACTATTACGTAGGGCATGGCGGGGGAAAGTAGAACTCCCCCGCGCTCTAGCCTCCGTGGCCAGGACGTGGTGTTGGTTCGCCTGCATCGTCGGGTGCTGCTGCGGCTGGCTTTACTGCGGTCGGCTTCTTAGGAAGCTTCGGATCTTTCTTGTCACTGCACATATTGTTGGTCCTTTCTAGGGGCAAAGAATAAAAATGCCGCTACCCAAACTATAAAGCATGCGAGGTTCAGAGAGTTCAATGCATCATGACCAGCGAGCAGAACTGGGAGACCAAACACCTTCGATATGTAGATTGCAACCTTTAGAATGTTATAGATAAGCATCGGAACCCAGACGAACCAAACATCTAGTCTTTGGCATTCGACGATGGCCGCCAGATTCAGGAGGATATTGAGAACGCCGATGGTGAAGACTGCTTTGAGATATTGCGGAGAGCCCACTCCGAAGCGTGACAGCATCGCCATAAAGAAGACTGACTCGACTAGATCGCACATGATCACTAGAGGAAACCAGAGTAAGCGCCAATGCCGCATAAACAAAAGTGCAAGGATAATGACGTGCAGCGCGGTTACAATGATCCACAGAAGGTTGTCCATAAGGAGATTCTATGCCAGCGCAGTCAGTAGCTCAGAGAAAATTGATGGCGATCGCTGAACATAAGCCGTCTGAAGTCTATGCCAAGGATTCAGGCGTTCTCGGCATGAAGAAGTCTTCGCTCCATGATTTCGCCGCAACTAAAGAGAAGAATCTCCCCTCCAAAGTCTACGCCTCGAAGAAATAGAGCTATCTCTAAGTAATTGCATACTGTATTCTTACGGTGAGGTGTGCTCGGCATGGCAGAGGCTGTTGACAAACAGGATGCAGCAGGAAACAAGTCGCCAGAGCAGACACCCGCACAAAAAGCTCTCTGTGAGTTTGTCCAGGACCGGTACAGATATCTCTCGCAGGATCGCTTGGCCGAAGACGACATGTGGTTCCGTTCCGGCCTATTCAACCAAGGATATCAATGGCTTACGCGTGATCGTAGCTCGAAGATCATTCGGCCAATGGACGCCAACGCGGCTCCTATGTGGACAATGCCGCAGTCGGACTATTTCTCGAAGACAATCGCGGTCAATGCGAACGCTCTCGGAGCCAAGCTACCGCGCGTAACAGCTCTCTCCGGCAACTATGACTCTCGCTCGCGCAATGCAGCGGAGTATGCGGAGTCGGCCATCGATGCAGCCAATGTCGAATCGGGTATGACACTGCTCAATCCTGTTCTGGCGGCTCGCGTAGCTCTCTGGGGCATCGGCGTGTCCAAGGAAACGATAGCTTTCGACCGATCTACAGAAGACATCCCGATTCTTGGTGAGCAGACGCCTATGGGTGAGGCTGATGTACCTGCCCCGCCACCACAGCTTACCGGAAGCAATCCGGCAGCTCCTACGCAGGATACAGTGAACCAGCAGACCGGTCAGCCAATCCAGGACAGGACAGGCGACCCAGATGTTATTGGTACCGAACGCATACCTTCTGCCCGACTGCTTACCACTCTGCCTTTGCCGTTCTCGATCTATATCCCTCGTGACTGTGGAGACGCCAACATTGCGAAAGAAGTCTATGAACGCTGCGCTGCATACCGCCTTTCAGAAGCCCGGGAACTCTGGCCTGACTATGCGGCAGTCCTTACAGCAGATTCCTCAAGTTCTGAGGCAGATGCAAGCAACTCGAACTCCCTTGCGGCATACTACGAAGTCCAGTTGCGTCGGCTCCAACGTATCAATTACACGGGAACGGGTGATCTTACCGGTGAGCACAAAGACACGATCACGACTATCGAAGGATGGGTAAACTGGGGTTGCCTTCCGAAGAAGGTGCAGGATAAGATCGCCGAAGAGTGGGCAGATCAGCCTTCTGAGGTCGAAGAATACGCCAAGCGCGGCATGACCAAGATCGCCGCCGCTGTCGCCTATGGAATCTTTGTGGTAACATGGCAAAACTTCACTCTGCAGTGGGGCGAGAATCCAAACAATGGGAAAGCGGTCTATACCTTCTTCATGTGGGAGAAGGATGTTGCTAACCCATATGGTAAAGGTGGTCTTGGCCGCGTCCTGATGTCTCTACAGCGCGAATTGAACCGCTTGGATGCTCTGATCAACCGGGCCTTGTTATCGAATGCCACAACGAAGGTGATGATGCCGGAAAGCCAGCAATACAAGAGTGAATGGTCTGGTGATCCCATCGATGTGATTCAATATGACGATTCGATTGGCAAGCATATGCCGTCAGTTATCCAAGCGAGGGCGTTTGACCCTGCTTTGGTTCAGCGCCGTCAGCAGATTGTTACAGAGTTCAATGTGCTTGGCTATGCTGAGGGTGTTTCGCAAGGGAACGCGCCTGGAGGAGTTGATTCTTTTAGAGGAATTGCTTATCTGGGAGCAAAAGCGGAGGAGTCACGTGGAACACAACGCGCACTCTGGGAGCAGGCACATGAGACGCGCTCGAAAATCCTCCTGATCATGGCCAAGCGGGTGTGGAATGAGCCCCGCAAGATCAAGATTGCCGGTCCGAACGGTCGTTATGGTGCGGAATTGATCGAAGGAGCCGATTTGGACTTCGATTCCGACCAGATGACCATTGTTCAGGGCTCGTCACGGCCCAAGACGCTCGAGGAGAAGCTCCAAGCGTTCGAAACGCTCGCGCAGGGGGGCTTGATCGATGTCATGGACCCTCAGATTCGTCAGTTTGCCTATGAAACTATCGGTATGCCGGAGTTGAACCTTACTTCCAGCCTCCAGTATTCGAAGGCAGAACGCGATCTACAGCAGGTGCTCGATGGGATGCAGCCGGTCAGCTCTCCGGCGCAGGATTGGTCGATTGTGGTGCGGATATTCTCTGACTATACCCTCACTGAGGAGTATGAGAGCCTTCCGCAGCAGACACAGGGTGGAATCCTCGGGTACATGGCGTGGGCGCAGCAGCTTATGCATGAAGCACAGGCTCCAGTGGCTATGCCGGGCGTACCGAATGCTGGTGGCCCTCCGGGTACTCCGGGTTCATCTCAGCAAGCTGGCGCAGCGCTGGCCGCAGCCGGTGCGAATCCAAAGGGATCACCGGGGCAGGTTCTCAGCAAGACTCCTGGCAAAACAGCATCACTCGGCAACACTCAGCAGGCCGCAGTCTCTGAAGGAAACGGCGTCGCAAATAATGTCGACAAGGCCGCACCGATCGGATGATTTCTGGCATCATAGACCTCATGAGTTTCTTCCATCGCCACCATCACATAGATCCTGTCGAGGAACTGCTCGAAGATGTCGTAATTCTGTTGAAACAAATCCGCGATAGCCTACGTCCACAGAAGGCAGTTGCCTTCATCATCAGACAAATAGGAGAATCTCCCATGCCAGTTCAAGGACCAGTAACCGGAATCGTAGTCGGTCAAACAGGAACATTTTTAGCTATTCCCGTGGATGCTAATGGGAACGAAGTACCAGTTCCTGCAGGAACCGCCAATCCAACATGGACATCGGATACATCAAATGCTACGGTAACATCATCCCCAGATGGTCTTACCGCATCAGTAGTGGCAGCTTCAGACCCAACTCTTGCTGGGACATCATTCAATCTCACGATTTCTGCTACCGTAAATGGATCCGTGGTATCTAATACAATTCCAGTTCCGTTTCTTTCTGCTTCGACCGGTGCATTTGTTGGATTTGTTATCACGCAGACTAGCTAATCATTTCTTATAGATCAAGCCTCCTTTGCGGGAGGCTTTTTCTTTGCCTGCTGATATAGTTTGACTAGCGGTTGTTCGATAACCGATAAAGTCCGGTCTAAAAGGAGAAATACAAATGGCTCTAGCAACTTATACATTCAGCAGAAAAACGGTTCCCGGGGGCCAGTATTTCTCCCAGGTTGACATCACCGGAGAAACATCTTATACAACGGGTGGGCCATCTATCGATGTAACTAAGCTTGGACTTCCCGCAAATCAGCTCAAGATGGTTGTTGAATGCCGTCCTACGCTGGCTGCTTCTACGGTATGGACTCCTGTCTTGATTGAGACATATTCCGGTGGAGTTATTACCAATCTGAAGTTCATGCTTACCGTCGCGGCTACCGGAACGGAAGTTACCGCTGCCACTAATGTTTCCGGTGGTATCTGGCGCTTCATTTTCTCAGGAAACTAGGAGGATCGATGAAAGTTCGCGCTAAAGTAACCGAAATCAATGCCATTTGTCATCCCGGGCCGTCGCCTCTGACGGTTATGGGTGCAAAGGGACAGCAGGAAGCCAAGAAAGGCGATTACATCTTCATGCATGGCACCGATCCATCTACCTTCGAAGTGGTAAAGAAGGCTGACTTCGATGACAAATATGAAGTGGTCGCTGAAGTACCGGTTGCACATCCAGCTCCAGTAGAACCCCTGCCACCAGTAATCGAATCGGATCTAGGTGGAACTGACCCAGAACCTCCAATGCCTCATTCCGATGAAGAAAAGGTTGAAGAACCAACTGCATAGTCTGGTAAACTCCTCTTATACCGAAGCCTTCTGATTTGCGGAGCACCGCACGGTAGGCGCGAGTAAGAGGAGTTTTCAATGGCCGATGAAATCGTAACTGATGCTGGTTCCACCGCAGACCTCTCCGCTCCTGAAACCGCAACATCTCCCGCAGAAACCTCCGCAACAGATACTCTTCCATTCGAGAAGCCAGCCGGGGAGGCCGACCCCGCTACGGAATCTGCTGAAGTCGATGAATACGGCGAACTGGAGAAGCTCTTCGCGGAAGAAGAGAAGGCTGCAGATCCGAATGCTCCGGTTGTGCCGCCGGTCGACGCCGGTCAGGTACCAGAGGCATTCAAGGAAGCTCTCGGCATCTCGGATTGGGTGAAGGAGCCCGCCGACGTCGCGCAGGCTGTCCGCGCCGCCGATGAGATCTGGAAAGTGAGCGCCGGTGATGCGCATGTGGCGACATTGTTCGAGGGATTACGCGGAAGCAATCCGGAGAGATTCAACTCTATCATTCCAGAGGCGATAAGCTACATAGAGCAGATTACCGGTAAGAAGTTTGGGGGCGAAGGCGCTCCAGAAGTACAGGTTGATCCGGCTCTCAAGGCTCTCCAGGACGAAGTCAAGCAGATGCGCACGGTCGAGCAGCAGCGGACTGAACAGGCTCAGCAAGCTTATGTGAACGAGCAGAATCAGAAGATTAGCCAGTCGCTGCAGTCGAAGGTGTCCGAAGTCGCGAAGGGAACGTTTCTGGAGCAGGATGCGAATCTCTTCCAGAACGTCTTACAGCGTCTTGACGCGATGAAGGTCTCCCCGGCTAAGATCGCTGCGGATGTGGCGAAGGGCGACTTTACCGATATCGAGAAGGCGTATAAGGCATATGCGCGTGAGACTCTGGCTCAGGTAAAAGCCCACTCCGCTAATGTAAAGAGCCACTATCAGCGCTTGCGCAATACGGCGCCGGCGGCAGCGGGTAGCCAGGCTGGAAGCGGTAAATCAAACAATGGAATGCCGAACCGTGCTGATTTTCCTGAAGGACCGGATGGGACACGAGCATGGACCGGAGCCATGTTTGATGCTCATCAATCTAAGTAAGACGAATGAATTCTCCATGCTGGAGATATGCCGCCAGGATATATGCCTGAGCGGCATCTTCTTTTATACTGAAAAATCCAAGATGGATTCTCTTATTATGGCTGGTGCAACACGCATGCCATTTTCTAGCTTGTTTGTTCCAATAAACCCCTTTATATCCACTCTTGTTGCTCTTCTGAAGCCTTCTATTCCAAGATTGCTACGCATGTGTGGCAAGTCTTAGATTGCATCGTCGATTGTCCAGAGAGTTACCATTACGGTGATCTACGGTATTCCCGTCTGATGGTTTGAGAAGTAGCTGGTGGAGATTTTTGTTTCTATGGTCATCGTTTATTCTCATGCGCCTACGTGCATAGAAATTGTCGTCGGTTCTACTTTTACATGCACTCCAGTTCCATTGAGACAGGAACGTAGCATCTTCCCAATCGCAAAGTACCCATAAACCTTTTGTCAATGGAATGTAAGAGATAGATGGGCCTATTGGATAAATTGGCTGACGAGTTGTAATCTTGTATTGCATCGGTGTCTCCATTTAGACTTTGTTCGAATTGAGTGTTAGAGCACTCTTCGTGACGATGCTTCATTTTATCACTTGCAAACAATAACTTACAGATGTACCTTAGTTCTTGTAGAGTGTCTGCGAGACCTCCTATCGATCTACCGGTTAGCCGGTTAGTTCGAAGGCCAGGCGGGTAGAGATCTCAAAATCTCATATTTACTCGTAATGCCCTAGGAGGGTATCTATATCGCTGACGCTGGGACCATATCTAGAATTGGTGGAATCCTCAAAACGACATACGATGACGGCGTAAAGGAGCAGCAGAACCTTACCGCCGACTTTCGCAAACGTATCGGAAAGCCATCGGCTGATGCATGGAAAGCCCCCGGCGATCACTTTGAGTTCTCTGCACGCATTGGTGGCAACCGCGCTGGAATTACCCCGGCTGCTTCCACTGATCCCCTTCCCGCAGCGGCTGGTCAGCGCGAAGTAAAGTGCTCCGTATTCGAGCGCAATTACTACGGCCAGGTTCTTCTCTATGTGAAGGACATGCTCAACACTGATAAGGGTGCATTCCAGGCGTTCATCGATCAGAAAACCAATGAAATGAAGGGCATCACTCGCGACTTTCAGAAGGTTGCGAACATCGATATCTCTTCGGGCGATGGTTCTGGTGTTCTCAGCCTGATTGCAGCTATCTCTGCTACAACCACGCAGACACTTCAGATTGGAACTGCAAAGTTTCAGTATGGTTCCTTGAATCTCCAAGTTGGAGATCTCATCGACATATTCGATTCAACGCTGACAACTTCCCGTACTGGCGGGACAGGAGCAACGATTGTATCGATCACTCCTACTGTCAATGGGACGACTTCCACCATCGTCCTTTCAGTAGCTCCTTCAGCTACTGCAGTTGGCGATTTCGTAGTTCGTGGTGCCAACAAGGTGAACAAGTCCTATGTGGCTCCTCTCGGGATGCTTCGCAATCAAGGCATTACCTTCCAAGGACAGTCAACGGCAACCAATCCTCTTCTGGCAGCCAATATCATCAATGCTGCCGGTCAGCCACTCACCGAATCACTTCTCCGCAGCGCGATGGATACCGTTTATCGCTCTTCGGGGCTCGAAGTAGATGAGTTCTGGGTTGGCTTGGCGCAGTGGGCTGAATATGAGGCATCTGGATTCGCTCAGAAGCGCTTCATGGCGATGGAACTCGATAAGGGTTTCTCCACTCTGACCTTCGACGATAAGAAGATCGTCAAGGGTGTCGATATCCCCTCGGCTGTCGTGATGGCTCTCAACCTCGACTCGATCAAATTCGGATCGATCACCCCTTGGGGCCCTTCTGACATGGATGGAAGCATCCTGAAGGCTCTTCCCGGATTCGCCGCCTACTACGCATACTTCGTGGAGTCGGGAAACTTCATCTACTACCAGGCGAATGCAAACTGCCTGATCGATGCTCTTTCCTATAACACGCTGAATCCGGCGTACGCGAAATAATCTCTCTCCTTCTTACCTCGCGAAAGGGCCACCCGAATAAGGTGGCCCTTCTTTTTGGTACCGTTACCTTATATGTTGCTGTATTCTAGCGACATGGCCCTCTGGTTACCCGAAACCGCCAAGAATGACCGAGTCGTCCCAGACTGGTTCCTCAGACTCCTCAAAGACGTTGATCCTGCGCTATGCGTCTTCTACAACCGGTTCCACGACCGTTGGATGATTCAGCGGAAGGCGGAGGACAATACCCAACATCATGTCCTTACGGTTGAAGGAGATAACGGAGAGTACATGTCCCTGAACGAGAGGACAATCGCAAAGTTGAAGGAGATGGACGCCTGGTCGAAGTATGGATCAGCGGAAAACTTCCACCTCTCCAACGAGAACGCTCTCGCCGAGGACGAGGCCAAACGCCAAGCCAAGATTGACGATGTCTATACCCACAGCGCACAAATCAATCGCCGACAGCTCCACGAGGCGCACTCTTTGATTCAAACGCATGATATGTCCGAGATCCACTAACCCTAACCCACCAAGAGTCTGATTCTGTCTTAGGGCAAAGCAGGCCAAAGGAGAACCGAATGAAAGAGCACTTAGGATCAGCACTAAACGAAGTCCCTGATAACATGCTTCTCTTCTACAACCCTGGTAAAGCCGTTCGAGAGAACCTCGCCTATGACCATCCGTTCAGGCTGCAGGGCGATCCGCGATCGTATCAGCCAGCCTATCACCTTCTGGACATGCCGGAAAAGGGCTTCTTCGTCATCCCTAAGTCGGTCATCGTGAACGGTGGCGACCAGTATGGCGAACAGGAGATCATCATCCCCAAGCTATTTGAGCGCATCATGCAGCTCTACCGCGCGGTCGGCGTTGTCCGTATCGACCCGAATCCTCGCGTTTCAGATCCGAATGTCGCTGATACGAAAGAAGCAGCACGCAAGCTTGGCGATTCCCTCTATATGGACTTCCTTCGCGGCAAGTGTGGCGAGTGGATGCAGGTTGTCTCTCAGGTAAAGCAGGCTGGTGGCGTACCGCGCGCGGCGCAGGGCCTCTTCAAGCTGGCATTGCAGGAATGTGGCTACTCGGACCCAGCTGATACCGTGCAGGTGATCGAACATGAGCGTGCATCGGCGTCCAGCAAGAGCGATCTTCAGAAAGAGATTGATGCGCTCAAGGCGACAGTGAATCAGTTGATCGGAAGCATGACAGCACCGACAGGAGTATCGACAACCAAATGAATACCCCCTATATTTACGGAGAACTCGATAGGAAGAGCTACTATTCGCAGTCTGATGCAGATATCTACAATGCTATCAACGCGGCAGGATGGACGCTCTATACTCGGATTCTCCGTGAACATAGAGGGTATTTTGTAAAGTTTGATGAGACAACGCTGACATTTACGCCGAATGTGCAGACTTATTCGCTTCCTCCCGACGTTGATCAGATTCTTCATCTTGCGGAGCGCGCCACGGCGACCGAGCGATGGCACCCGATGGCGGCAACGACGCTACAGGACGTTATCGAACATGCGCAGGACAAGAGCGGCTTCTTCGGGAACTACTACAACGGCGGTCTTTATGGGGAGCAGTCTCGGTTCAGCTTCTATGGCCCCTTCCTTCCCGCTACCTCGATCAGCGTATCGCCCGGTGCACCGCAGATTCAGCAGATCATGGTGGAACCAGCCATCGATCAGACTCGTTTTGTCCAGATCGCTTATACCGTTGCCTGGGTACCGGTACGGGACGGTTCGACGAAGGTTTACTTGCCGGACGATGCCGAGTCGGCCTTGATTGACTGGGGATGCATGGAGCTAATGCGGAACAATGACGATACTCTAGCGGATCGCTATGCTGCCTCTGCAGAGACCAAGACACAGTGGCTGACATCGCTTATGCGCCAGCGTCAGTTCGCCTCTCCTCCACAGGTAAAGCTATTCGGTGGGTGGATCTAGATGGCGATCAGGGGTATCAAGTCTTTCCCCATTGCAGCATTCTCCGGCAAGAATACAGCGGTGAACCTGACTGCGCAAGCGATGGGAACGCTTACAGCTGCAAGCAATGTCATGATCATGAGCGATCAGCAGGTACGGCGAGCACCCGGCTACACGCTTGTGAAATCTCCTGTTATTGGCCGGCAAGTACAATCCATCTTCAACTTTGAGAGATCTGTTGATTCTAAGCAGTTTGTGTTTGTTCAGCGGATGGCAGACCTGTATTACATGAACGCTGATGGTACCGGCGAAGTGCGGCTGCCTGGATTATTCAGCTCCGAACCACTTCAGTGGGTAGAAAACGCCTTTGTGGCTTATGCGACCAACGGGTTCGATGCTCTCCGCTTTGTCGATAATGCAGGTGTTCTCACGATGTGGAGATGGGGCATTGTTGCTCCTGCAACGGCACCAGCTATCTCTATCAGCGCGGGAACCCTGACGCTCACCTATGGTCGTCGCTATGTGCGATGCTATGTCTCGAAGTACACAGACAGCCTAGGAATCGAAAGAGTCAGCATCTCGGCACCTTCCGCGATGTCCGCATTCACGGGGCCAGTTACGGATGCGGTCATAACTCTTTCCGCGATGACTCCGTCGACCGATCCACAGGTAACGCATCAGTGGATCTTCGCCACGTCAGATAGTCCGATCGATACATCGGCGACTTTCTTCTTCGAAGCCGAGATTACGAATGCAACAACGACTTTTGCAGACACGATTATCGATGAGTTTCTCGATCAGACACGCTTGGCTCCTTTCGACAACAATCCTGCACCGCCATCACACATTGTGACGACTTTCCAGAATCGGCAGGTTTTGATCGAAAAGAATCAGATCCGCCTGAGTGGCGGCGCAACGGTCACGATTGGAATACCAGATGAAGCCTTCCCACTGAGTCTCTTCTTCAACATCCCAGCTGGCGCACGCGAGGCCACGGCGGCGATCTCTCTCAATCAGGGAACAATTCTCGCTGTATCGTCCGCTGACGACTGGTTCGTCTATACGGGATACGATGCCTCCACATTCACCGAACAAGACCGTATAGCAAGCCCTGGCGCGGCTGGTCGCTACGCTGTATGTCAGACGCCATATGGGACAGTATTCATGTCTCAATCGAAACGCTTCTGGCTCTGGGATGGAACCGACAATCACCCAATGGAACTGAGTGCGGCGGTAGCGAGCATTCTCTTTGGAACGGTGGGTATGGAGTCTCTCGATAGCACCCATATTTCTGATGCGAGGCTGCACTGGTATTCTTATGGACTCCGACACTTCATCGGAATCATGGGACGCACCTCGAATGCCAATGCTGCCACTGCCGGCACTGACTGGCTCTCTATCTGGGGAGTTCCGGGCAATGGAATTGGCGGCCAGAATGCTGAGTTCCAGAGAACGAATACACTCTTTCAGACTGATAAGTTTCCCACGGACTACTGGACTGCGAGCGCCCTGGTCAAGGTCGGCAATGTTCCTTATCTCTTCGTTGGAGATCAGGTTGGAAACGTCTACCGCTTCCCTGACGGCTTCCAAGACAATAGCGTTGACTACAACTCCGCGTTCTCTCATGCCTGGTTTTCTCCTATAGAGGGAAAGAGCAGGTTCTATTGGGCGGACATCTTCGTGGATGCTCCTGCGGATATCATGGGGCAGGGAGGACCAGAAGCGGTAATCACCGTGTCGGCTACCGTGTTGGAAGCGCCAGAGAACTCCGCTCGAGGGATTGCAGCGACGTTACTTGACCTTCGGAACATTCCAACACAGACCGGCGAGTCATATTTCTGCGTGAGAGCGAAGATGCAGGTTCCTGATGTCAACTCTGGGCGTTATCTTCGTCTCAACTTTGGATTGTCTTCCACTTCTGCATCGGTTCCTATGAATTACGATGTCGCGATTCAGAAGGTAATTCTTTATGCTGCACCACTTTACGACGGTATGCCCTGATGGCGAGCCAAACGACACCACATACTGTCAACGATCCGATCATCAATGAAGTACGAAAGATAATCTCGTCTCCGGCTATCCTGCAGAATGCTATCTCATCGTTCACGGTAACCCAGAACACGGCTACTGGTGGCGTCGATGTGGCCTTCCATGTGTCGACAACGCAAGGGATTCTCTCGATCAATCTTCTCCGCGCGGTAGTGCGCGACTCCGCGCAGGCTACGGTAGTGCAGACGTGGAGTTCGATTGAGGTTCTCGATTATGCGTTTCCCGATGCTGCGAACGTAGCTTCGATCTCGCAAGCATTCTACTGGTTGCGGCTGAACCCGGTAGGAACGAGCGGCACATCGACACTTGTCGGTCCGCAGACAATCTCTCTGAATCCAGATCTCACAGCTCCGGCACAACCAACCTCGATCAGCGCCTCTCATGATTCCGTCGTAAATGGCGCGGTGCGCGTCTTCGTCAATGTGGGCGGCGTCGATCCGCAGAACTCGATTCGCATCTTTGTGGCCGGTTATCATGGGAATCCCTCTCCAGTATCGGTCGCGCAAGGTGGGTCCTCTCCTGTTTCCTTCAATCTCGATGCGACCGGCGAGACAGTAACCATTACTGCGCAGGCCGTCACCCCGGAAGGCATCACATCGCCCATATCCGGTTCAGCGACGCTGACTCTTGGGACTGGACGCACGGTTCCGGCGGCTCCCGGGACTCCGATCGTAGTGCAGTTCTCTGGTGGGAACCAAGTGAGTTGGCGCTCTTCCGGAGAATCGTGGGTAATCTCCTACTTCGTCTACCGCAGCCAGCGTGATGAGACCTTTCTCACAGCAACAAACATCGCCACGGTGGCCGCTACGACCGAAGGCACAGTGAACTATGTCGATGCGGCTGGACTGACTGGCGACTGGGCATATTACATCGTGGCGCATTCGGCTTCTGGCGACTCTCTACCATCGGGGCCGGGCTCGCCGACGATCACCTATACCTCATCGACGATTCCGCCGAACGTTCCCGGCAACACGACGAACAATGCGACGATTGATTCGATTGATAGTGGGACGAACGCGATATGTCGCATCTATGGCCCCGGCGGCCCCGGCACAAGCTATACGCATTACACGGGATATGGTTCCCTCTCTCGCGTCAATGGCGTCATCAATGGCTTGACCTATAACACTAATTATTTCATCATGTACGACACTGTAGCCAAGACGTATTCTTCCTATCTACAAACTACCGGCTATCCTGGGACGCTTCCTGATTCCTTTGAATATGTCGGCCTGTTCCTTACTTTGACTGCAAGTGGAGCTACCGGAAGCGGAGCAACCGCGAGCGCATTGGTAGATCTTCCGAGTGGTCATATCATTCAAGTGAATCCCACTACCGCAGGGAGCGGATATATATCTGGTAGCGTTACAGTTAGCATAAGTGGTGGGGGTGGAAGTGGTGCAGCAGCGACAGCAAACGTCTCTGGTTTTGGTGGAAACATCAATTCTTATACGGTAACCAATGGCGGAACGGGATATAGCAACACGCCTCCTGTAGTCGTGACTGTGACAGGGAATCCTACTACCGGAGCCGTTGGCGGCGGTGGCACGGCTGCGACCGATTCAGGATATCGCGGAGGATGTGTCGAGGAAGGGACGATCGTCGATGTTCCACATGGAACAATCTCGGAGCTTGCCGATTGCGAAGAATGGGTTGAGGTTCGACTTGGGCCGAGCGGTGATTCAGTAATGATGCATCCTGACACAATGGTGGGAGTATGGAAGAAAGCTAAGGAGCTCACCGCCTGGTCGCGCATCAATGTGCAAGATGAGTTTGGCTATTCGAAGTGGAAGAGGCCGGACTCGATCAAGCATGTGGTGAAAAAATCGAAGAAGGTAGTTCGTAAATGCCCTGGCGGCGTCTACCGAGCAGGAAAAGAAAAGATTCTCGTCCATAACGTGAAATACTTAGACGCATAGGTGATTCATGGCAGCGAAAGAGCTTAGTAGAACCTTCGACTTACAGCGCGGTGCGGTAGACATCAAGGTCGATAACGGCTATGGCGTCACGAACCCTCTTACGGTCTACGTCTCCAATGTCTCCGATGTCGCGCAGGCGATCGCAGACGGAATCAAGATGATTGGCGATCAGGCCGACGCAGTTCATGCGAAAATGGTGGAAGCGGGGATGCAAGTTGCCACTTCTGATACGCCAAGCTCGAACGGATGAGTTTCCCTATCTTGCTGAACAGCTTGGCCCATCTGCAGAACTGGTAGAGGGCAGAGTCTGGGTTGGCGAATGCGATGGGGATCTGATCGGCGTGCTTCCCTTGCGCATGTGTTGGAATCCGGAACCACTCATGCTTCTCCCGGCAGCAAAGAAACATCCCAAGATTACAAAGTCTCGTACCATGCTCCTTCTCTATCTTGCGTGTGAGGAATATATCAAAGATCCTGCTCGCAATAAGGTGGGCCCACGGTTTTTACTAGCGGTAACGAGGTCAAAGACGTTACTATCATGGAGTGAGCGACTTGGCTGGTTTCGTTGTTTCAAGGGCTCTATGTTCTTCATAAAGCACTTTCCGAAGCTATAGGAGCCCAAATGGGAAGCAGTCCGGTAGACAAATCCACACAGCAATCATCGTCCGCCGCAGCAACCCAACTTTCAGCCACACAGGCCGCGAATGCCGCAGCAGCTCAGAAGACTGCTAACCAGACAGCGGCCTCTCAGTTCGGCACGATTGATCCGGCAACAGGTAAGTATTCTGGCGGAACGGAATCTCAGTTCCTTGACCCCAACTCATTGAATCAAACTGGTTTGACTGGGACATACAAGGATCAGTACAACAGCCAGGCCAACACTAACGCGAACACGGCCAACAACTCGGTTGGTACGACCATTCAGAATCTAAACTCGCGTGGTATGGGAGCGACGCCAGCAGGATTCGACGCCGACCTTCAGCGCAAGGCATATGCGGACCAGGCTGCCACCAACTCGACAGCCTACACCAGCATGTCTCAGAAGCAGCTCTCGGATGCGCTCGCGAACTACTGGAATGCGAACAATGCGTTGTCGGCCTACGGGACGAATCAGCAGAACGCGGCGCTTACAGGAAATGCGAATGCTAACTCGACGAATACTTCACTTTATGGAACAGCATCGCAGCAGAAGCAGAATCCTCTGACGTCGATCGTAAGCAGTGGTCTGGGAGCAGCAGGCGGGATCATAGGAGCAGTGAAATCATAATGGCTAACTCAATTCCTACTCCAGAAGAAGCGCTTGCTCTCCAGAACATCATTCCGCAGGCACCGATGCCGACGCCTGCAGGGAATGGCTTCGCTGCATGGGCTGCCGATCCGCAGAACAGCCAGAAGGTGATCAACTCCCTTGTTCCGCCGGGGCAGTCGATCATGCCTGCGCCCCCACCGCAGCCCGCACCTAATACTCCGGCGAATCCGACTCCTCCGATGGCGGATAAATTATTCCATTGGACACCTCCTAATCTTCCTCCACAGAATCCAAAGGGACAGACCTCACCCGGCAACATCAACGTGCTAGATCGTCCTATTGTCCAGAATCCGGACGGAAGCTCAAGTACTGTTCGCTCTATGAGCTATGGGGATGATCGCGGAGAGCATCTTATTCCCACAGTGAGCGATGGGGCAGACGGTCGTGCGCCGCATGTGATGGGAAACAAGGAAGCCATCGCCTACGCGCAGAGGACAGGCCAGAATCTAGGAAACTTCGATAATCCTAACGATGCCACAGCCTATGCGCAGTCTCTTCATCTGCAGCAAGCTGGGATGGGTAACTTTGGTGGTAGAACCTCTATGCCACCACAGATGACATCGGAGAACCTGCAAGCTCCCACTCTCCCACAGGGAAATCCTATGGGAGGAGCTCCCACAATACCGCAGTCCTACGCTCCCTATGCGCAGCCAAATGGATCTGCTCCAATGCCGACATCTTCCGCAATCCTTCCGCCTTCCATGCAGGGACAGGCACCGTCTCCGCTGGCAGCGCAGACACCGGGACAGATTCCGAACATTCCGTCTTATGGAGAATGGGTTGGAGCGAATCCGAACATGCTCGACAAGCCTTCTTTGGCTGGTCATAAAACCAGTTCTGCAATCATCGCTGGACTGCTTGGCGCTGCCGGCGGCCTCAAGGGAGATCCCAGCGCGGGAATCAACTACGTGCAGGGCGAGCGTCAGCACGACAGAAACATCCCTACAGTCAACATAGAGCGCTATAAGTCCGCTGTAGTGGCTCCCGTTCAGGCGCAATTGGCCCTCCAGGACACGCAGAGCCAGATTGCACAACGTAATGCTGCAGCGGCCAAGTCGACGGCTCAGGCGGGCGCTATTGGCGATGACACTAAAGGTAAAGCGAAGGCTGTTACTGATGCTGCCAAGTTGGGGATGGTTCCGGTTTACGATGAACAGGGTAATCTTGCCAGCTTCGCTCCGGATGAGAAATCGCCAATAGCACAGCGGCGGGCGCTACAAGATCAGCTTACCTCGGCCCAGGTCGATAGCACGAAGGCGCAGAAAGAGCTTCGCGACGCCCAGACTGAGGTCAATAAGCAAAAAGGAGATCCGAACAGCGTACCCAATCAACTTGCTAAAGCTCGACTCGCAGTTGCGCGTCAGAACGCTTCGACGGCATCGCAGCGCCTCAACCTCAGCACCCAGACATTCATGATGCGGTCACGTGGTACCGATATGCAGGGTAACCCGCTCCCGGGGGCCATGATCGGCGATGATGATATACCAATCGGTTCGGCTTTCCAGCAGAACGTTCGTCCGACTGGAACCGAGAGAAACAAGGGCGATATGGCAGCATCTGCAGATGAGCAGCTCAAAGATATCAAGGATATCATGCAGAAGCACAAGGGCATGTTCGGTCCCGGCTATGGTCAGTCTTCGCAGTTCCGTCAGTGGATTGGCTCACAGGATCCGGATGCACAGCGATTCGTCGCGGCGCGCACCATTGCGGCTGATCACTTGGCCGGTACCTTTGGTGGACGTTCTGAGGCCGCACTTACCGCGCTCGACAATGCGATTGGTCAGTTCAAGGACAATCCAACTGCTGCGATCGCCGGTGTCGACCAGCTTACGAAGGCGAATAAGCGGTTTGAGAACGCCGGTACTGTGCGGACGCAGGGGAGCAACTTCAATAAATCGAAGGGTGGGGCTGCGATGTCCAACCCACCAGCCAAAAAGGGTGCTTCTGATCCAATGGGGATTCGCTAATGCCAATGTCGCCGCAAGTCCTCGCCAATCTTCGCCAGAAGTATCCGCAGTACAACGATATTGATGATGCAACTCTGTCCGCAAAGGTAATTGCGAAGTATCCCGAGTACGATGATCCGATCCCGTCCTCACCGATACCGCAGAATGTAGCAGGGTTGCCTCCGGGACAAGCACCTCCCGGTTTCCCCGCTGCGCCGCCGGTGAATATGAAGCCGAGCGATGTAGGACAGATATTCGGAGATCCCGGAACCTATGCAGGAGTCCCTGCGAAGCATATCACGAATATGGTCAAAGGCATCGGCGGTATCGCAGCACCCGCTCAAAATGGTGGGGAGCTGGCAGCATCCGCTTTCGGTCCTGCGGCACTTCCTGCCTATCGCGCTCTTGTGCAGCCATCCATCCAACCCTTGAAGGATACGGCTAACTACGCGAAGCAAGGTAATTGGGAGGGTGCGCGGCAATCCATCATCAATGCGGTTCCTATCGCTGGCCCATGGGGCAAAGCGGTTGAGGATGAAGCGAAAAGTGAAGGTGGCGTGCCGGCGGCTCTTGGATTAGCGACCGATTATGCAGCACCTATTGGTGCATCCAAAGCATTAGGATTGGCAGCTCGAGGTGCTGGCGCAGTTTCTAGCGCTATCGGAAAGATTGGAGAGTATGCGGGAGCCACTAAGGATGCACGAGCTTTAGCGAATACTCGTTTCTTGGTACCTGGCGAATCGGGTGATGTTCTTACAAGAGCCCTGAAGCCTTCTATTTCTTCAAAAGTTGGCCCATCTAATCTCACCAGTAGCCTTCCAGATATTCTGAAACAGAATCCTAATCCACAAAACTTGGGAGAATTTGGCTCCGCGACTGATGCTGCTAGAGAGGCTAAGAATACGCAATATGCGGCATGGAGAGATCCTCATGCAAATACGCCTTTAGATACGACCTCGATGGTCCAGCCGCAGATGAACTCTATTCCTGCGACAAATCGTTTCGAAACTCCGGGAATAATTGATACTACGGCACGCCAGGCTTCTCCATATGACATGACGCCACGTGAAGTTACTACCACGAGCCCTATCCTTGACCAGTTCGGTAAGCCAATCACGAATACGGAGATGGTATCACCTCAGAAACCGACTCTTGGCACCGTCGATGAAATACGGAAAGATACAAATGCGAAGCTAAACTCTTTTTACAACAAAGAGATGGGCGATCAGAATGCTGCGATGTCTAACCCCGGTACGGCTCGCATCAAGGCAGTCAATGATTCGTCTCGTAACCTTGTCTACAAAAACCTTGCGGAGTTCAATGACATCCCAGAATCCGATATACGTGCCAATCAGAATGCCTATGGAACCCTATCCGAGATTGGAGATGTAGCCGGGAATAGAGAGAATGTGTTCGGACGACATGACCCGATATCTCTTCCAGAGAAGATCGCAGTGAGTCATGGTGTCAAGAATGCTCTTATCGATTATGGAACTCAGAAATTCCTAAAGAACACCACTGATTCTAATGCTCTTATTAGATCAGGTGTGGATAGATTCAATAATCCTATTTCCACGCCACTTCCGACGAGGAGTGATCTATTCGCTCGCGGCACGGCATATACCGGACGTGCTGCACAGGAGTTCGGAAAAGGTGCATCGGAAACAGGTAAAGCTATATCGAGCGGTAGAAATAGCTATCTTATCCCACCGAAGAAGAAGAAGTCTTAGCCGCCATAGCAGCTTTTATTGAGTTCCCAATGGCATCAGAACATGCTTTACTGGCGGCATCTCTGGCGGCCTCGCGCTCTTCTTTAGGGTCCTGATTCATCCAGAACAATAGAACGATCACGAATAAGCTGATTGCTACTCCACCCAAAAAAACTGCTGCTGCTGTTCCTACCAATATGTCAAACATGTTATTTCCCTCGTGAAAGAACCATAGCGCTATTCGGCCTGTGGATAAACATCATTCGTGAAATAAAACGTTCGACGTAACGTTACCAACAGAAAAGCCTCTCCAGTTATGAAGAGGCTAATCAGAAGGTGCGGGGTTGCCAAGTTGGCTGATTGCTGAGGTCGGCTACATGGCTGGGTCAGGATTGATTCGCTGTCAACCCCGCATCTCCATATTGACTTGGATGCAGGTTTATGTCAAGCTGATGTTGCTGAGGTTTCATGCTACATCCGCTTCACGGAACCATCCGGGCGGTCTGGGAAATGTAAATAGGATGAGAAAAGGCTGTAAATCCCAGAACATACAATCTAATTCAGTTTTTGGGAAGCAAAGTCCAAAGCAGCTATTTGATGGCCATGTCGCCGGTAGTCTGCTCCAACGGGGATTCCTAAATTTCTGAGGAACTGCCCTTCTCGCTGAAAGGCGAGTTTCCGGGCGCTGTTGGTGGCTTGCATCCCGGACCTAGCGGATCGATAAGAAAAAGGGTACATGTGCTCAGGGGTTGGCTAGATTAGATTCAACTACCGATTCCAAAGAAGGGTCTGGTTATTAGATCCCAACGGGGAAAGCCACAATTATGCCTGAAAATGAGCCCTCGCAAGCTATACTTGAGGCATGAGCTACCTACAGACATCCTACGATTCTCTGAAACGATGGGAAGGCTCAGTTCCTTACATGTACCTAGATTCGGTCGGCTTGGTGACCGTCGGCATTGGATTCATGCTGCCGAATGTCTTCGCAGCGTCTGCATTGCCTTTTATGAACTCCGCTGGCGATTCCTCGGCACAAATTGAGATCGCCACTGATTTCGCAAGGGTCAAGGACATGATTCCTAACAAGTTACCAAAGTTTTATTATCATTCAGAATCGCCGATTCTTCCCCAGGCCGAGATTGATCGACAACTTGCAGCTAAAGTAAATGCATTCGAGGTTGTCCTGAGACGATACTTCCCTGATTATGATGCGTATCCGGATTCGGTAAAGCTTGGTCTAATAGATATGACTTATAACCTGGGACCAGCTAGATTTAGGGCTCAATATCCTAAGTTCTATGCGGCTATACTGGCTCATAATTGGGGTTTAGCGGCTGCACAATCTCACCGCAATGGACCAAGCGAAGAACGTAACGAATGGTGCAAAAATCTGTTCATGGAGGCGGTATGAACGATCACGGGGAACTACGGCTTCAACTTATTGCTTGTGCTCTGATTATCGTCGGCCTAGCTGCTGTAGCTATGGCAGATAAGTCAAATTTCCGCGATCTAGCAAACGGTGCAACGATGGTTCTCGGCATCGGAGCAACTCTTCTTACCGGTAAATCGCAGAGCCAATCGACTAAAACGGGCGATATCAAGAACGTCAACGCCCCAGAGGACAAGCCAGAGGAGCCCAAAGCGTGACAGAATCATGGATTAAAACGCATGAAAGATTCCTTCTCGTTGTCCTAGGCCTGCTTGTTGCAGGCTTTCTTATTTGGAAGTACTTGGATCATTCCGCTGCGGTCGCCGATAAGAAGTCTCTTCAGGCCGATGCGGTGCTCGCACAGCAAGTTGTGATAAATACCAATCTGGCCGCGCAGGTGAAGTCCCAGGGCGATACTCTGACCCAACTGGTAGTGCAGGTGTCCCAGGAGAACGCGGCGCTTCTACAGGCCATCCAGGTGCGATCGACGGCCACCGTGGTGCAGCAGAAGGTCGATAAGACGCTACCTTTGCCTGAACTGGCGACTCGTTGGGAGAATCTGGCCTCACTCCAGCCAGCAGACATCACCGCTACGGCCTCAGGCTTGTCTATAAGCGACGCAGGCAGCCGGGCCACGGTATCAGCTCTAGAACAGCTTCCAGCCCTCACAGCGAACCTCCAGGACTCGAATACGATCATCGCAAACAAGGATTCGCAGATTTCCAGTATGACCGAGTTCCAATCGACGCTTCAAGAGCAGGTTACCGGACTCAACACCCAGATCGGCGATGCGGCCATGGCCTGTAAACTTCAAGTGTCAGCGGTGAAGGCTGAAGCTCGTAAAGGAAAGTTCAAGGCTTTCCTGTATGGTCTTGGCGCGGGGTTTGGCGGCGGTATAGCAATTGCAGTAAAGTTCCTCTAGGATATATCGTGTTATTATCCTATTCATGGCCAAGTGTAAAATACCAGATTGTCATGGAGAGGCAAACTTACCTGGAACAGCTCAAGGGCTGTGCCGATCTCATTACAAAAGACTTTATCGATATGGAGACGCAGAATTACCTCTCAGGAAGGTTAGGTCGTGGAAGGGAATTGTATGCCAGATAGAGGGATGCGATAAGGAAATAATGGGACGAGGGTTCTGTGAAATGCATTATGCTAGAGCGCGTCGCAAGCAGGATCCAGTAGGAAATAAGAGAAGGATTCGAGCATACAAACTAAGACAGGACGATAAAAAGGTCAAAGAAGCCGGTAGGCCTCGGCCTGACACATGTGAAGTATGTCGAGAGCTTCACATTAGAGTAGTATTCGATCATTGTCATGCTACTGGAGTTTTCAGAGGATGGATATGCGATAGGTGCAATAGGGTTTTAGGACTCTGCTACGACGATCCAGAATTACTCAACAAACTAGCTAAATATCTAAGGAGAAATGGAAATGTCAAAGCTAACCTCGAAGCACAGGGACGACCTTCCCAGCTCGGCCTTCGCATTGCCAGCTGAAAGGAAATTCCCGATTTTCGATAAAAATCATGCCAGGAACGCTCTAGCTCGTGCGTCGGCATTTGCGAGTCCTCCGCAGAAGAAAGCTATTGACGCCAAGGTCCATAAGAGGTTCCCTGGCATCAAATAGCTAACGCGTCACAAGCAACTCGATGACCTTCCAGCCATAAACACAAGCTGCTAGGGCCAGGAACGGGCTACAGAGAACTCCGAGATAGATAACGCAATAGAACAACATGCGGAATGTCTTGTAACCATCGGCAGTAATGCGAGCAGAAAGTACTTCATCGTGGCTCACTGTTTCCCTTCCAGGATTCGTTTGATCGGGAATCTGAAGTCATCAGGCCGACCCAATACTAACCACAGAATACGCCTTATCATGATCAATTCACCTTATTTCCTTCTTCGCAGCGCATATAGCGCACGATCTTGAACTGCGTATCTGGATGATCCTTAGACCACATATCGCGATAGCTTTCGGCCATCTCGAGCGATAGGAATGGATAGTCCTCACGGCCATCTGCAGTCCACTTATGTCCGTCCTTCTCAGCATCTACCATGAAAAACTCGTCATACGTCTGCTTTCCTACATGCAATGTCGGGTGGTAATCCTCATAGACTCCATCCCAGCCAGCCTGATAGAGAGCCTCGCGGATAGTACCCCCGGCGAATGAAAGCATCCCACCAAAATACTCTATTACCCATTCGTGGGTATTTGAGTAATAGACAAATCTACTAAGCCCTGTATCCGGTCGGAGACGCTTTGCAATATGCACTGCTTGATCGATATTCAAAGGATTGTCCTCGATCCTGTAAGCTCAACGTAAAACTCTTCAACCAATGGTGTCCAACCTACGAAAACCTTATATTCCCGGTTGAACACAAAGTACTGATCACACCGCGTGCAATGCTGCTTCCAGCTACCGTTCTCGAACGTCTGCACGGTGCGGAGTTTGTGGCGAAACCATGAGCAAATCCAAGAATTCACGCTTTCTCCTCCAGTTCGACAATTGCTTCGCAACTTTCGCAGAGATCCTCATCTCCCGCAAACTCGCTATTGCAGAGAGTGCATTTTGGATAGCATGCTTCGCAAAGGAAGTCACAATCTGGTCCATAGCTTCCTATGTACTCATAGAGATATCTTTCCGCGCTATATTCTTCGCAACGGTCGCATCGTCCCGAATTGGCATCTGGTTGTCGCATTACTGTACCCCCGGGAAGAATTTGTGGCGCTCGTGGTAGTTCGACGCGTTTACCTTTGACTTGGCCGCCTCCGCGAAGTTACTCAACATTTCTGCCCAATCCGCAAGATCATCCTGCATCTGCATGCAGTCCAGCATCAGGCACATAGCCCTAGACGGTACAACCATGCTGAGCTTTATTGCATAATCGGTCACAGCGTCAATGCGACGTGCTGCAGCATCGACACATGCTTTCATGCCATCGAAGTTTTGGTTCTTTTCGTGGCCTCTGGCAATCTTTAGGTCGGCTGATGCGGAATCTAAGGTCAACGTGATGTCCATATGTGTTTCTCCAGTTCCTCAACAATAGAACAGGTGAAAGAATACGTCAATACTTATTTTCTAATATTCTATATTGACAACCATAAAAAGATGGGATAGTCTCAGGATATGAAAAAGACATTCTATGGCTATGACGAATATCTAAACCTTGTCCGTGATCGTGGCGGGGCTAAATGGCTTGTTGATAAGGCCGGCATCAGCCTTCAGCAGGCGTACAACATACTCAGGGGTGGATCTAGGCCGTCTGAGGCAACATTGAACGCACTGGGTGCGACATGGGTTATCGCGGAGGTGAAGAAGTGAGAGTGATCTCGATCCTACAAGCCCAGTCGGCGGCAAAGTCTTTCCTGAAGGCTTCGAACAAATACCTCGCCAAGCATCCGGACTGGTCTTCTCTCAACATGCCAGAAGATCAAACCATTATCGATGCTACTGAAGAGATGATGCATCAAGGCCATCTATTGCGTAGGCAAGCATGGATCGAGGCCCATAGTGGATAGGTCAAAGCACATCGGAAGCAGCGATATAGCGGCCATCATCGGCGTGAGCCCCTGGAAAACAGCCCTTCAGCTCTACGAGGAGAAGCTTGGAATCTCGGAGCCGGAGTATAACCCAGAAAAGGAGATACGACTCAAGCGTGGAACTCGGTTTGAGCCTTTGATACTGGATCAGTACGTATCTGAATACAATACTGCCATCGTAGGAAGAAATAATCGCTATACGCACCCAGAATATCCATTTATGGCTGCCGAGATTGATGCCGAGGAGCAGGATATTGAAGACAGAATTCTCAATCTAGAGATAAAGAGCGCTTCTTCCTTTATGTCTAAGAAGTTTGGCGAACAAGGGACGGATGACATACCAGATTATTATGCTGCTCAAGTAACCTATGGGATGCTATGCACCGGTCGTAAGAATGCGCGCTTAGTCGTTCTTCTGGGTACCGATGATCTTCGCACTTACGACATACCCTACGACGAAGACCTCGGTAACTATCTACGGCAAGAGGCAGTGAACTTCTGGGAAAATCACATCCTCGCTAAGGTTCCACCGATGCCGCAGAACAAAGATGAGTTCAGGAAGATCTTAGATAAATTCCCTGGGTTCCACTTCAAGGTAGATGATCTAACCCTCGAAGCTATCAGCGAATTGAAGGAGTGCAAGCAGAAGATAAAGGAGTTAGAGGAATACAAGGAAGAGCGAGAAGGAAGGATTCTATTCAGCATGACTATAGCCGCAGAACTGAACAGTGTCGATGCATTGGAAGATAAATTCCTGTTCGTTGATGAAGGCGGCAAACAGCTTGCGTCATGGAACCGCCAAGACCACACAAGCCTCGATCAAAAACTCTTGAAGTCTGAATATCCAGAGATAGCAGAATCACTTATGCGGAAACAACAAATTCGAGTACTGAGGATAAAGTAATGTCAGGATCAATCGAGAGAATCAAAGAAAAGACGGGACTCAGT